GTGTAGGGGGCGGTGGTGGTGGAGGTTACCTAACACCAATCAACGGAAAATCTGGTGGATCTGGTGGTGGTGGTGTCTTTACTCCTCCTGCAACAACTGGTGGTGCTGCAACTTCGGGTCAAGGTTTTGCTGGTGGAAACGGTGGAAACGCTTGTGCTGGAGCTGGAGGTGGAGCTGCAGGAGTAGGTGCTAACGGATCAAATACCGGAGGTGCAGCTGGGGCAACTGGTGGTGCAGCTATTGACAACGTTACTGGATTAGGTTCAATTGTCTCCTGGCTCACAGCTACTTCAACTGGAGTTTCTAGCAAAATTGCAGGAGGTGGAGGTTCTTCTGGAAGTTCGGGCGGAACTACAACTGGTGGCGGTGGAGTTGGTGGAGTCAATGGCCCTCCTTATCCTGCTGGTGGAAACGGTGTTGCTAATACTGGCTCTGGTGGCGGTGGAGGAGCTAACGGTGGCGGTAATGGTGGCGCTGGCGGTTCTGGATTAGTTATTGTTCGATATTTAAAGACGGCGGTCTAAAGATGGCTCACTTCGCTGAATTAGATGAAAACAACATTGTGCTAAGGGTTTTGGTAACAGACAACAACGACCCTAATGGCGATGAAGGTTATCAATGGCTTCAAGACAACTTTGGTGGTACTTGGGTTCAAACTTCTTACAACGGCACAATTAGAAAAAACTTTGCTGCCATTGGATACTTCTACGATTCAGACCTAGATGCCTTTATCGAGCCTAAGCCATTCCCAAGCTGGACTCTAGTAAAAAAGACTTGCACCTGGAAAGCCCCAGTAGCTTATCCAAAAGATGGTTTTACCTATCGCTGGAATGAAGAATTGCTCTCATGGGAGCTGATGGACTTTTCGGAATCTGAAGCATAATGGCTGATGAAACAACTGGCGTCAAGATTACTCAAAACGCAATTTACGCTAAGCAACTTGAGCACGGCGAAACCCTTATCAAGATCCTCCAAAAGCTAGATCACCTCGATGACGTCCCAGACCGACTAAGAGAAGTTGAATTGACTTTGGCGCGTTTAGCTTGGATAGAGAAGATTGCTTACACCGGACTTTCGGCAGCACTTGTTTCAATCATCGGACTAATAATCAGCTTAGGAGCTAAATAATGAGTGAACCAAATAACTTTACAATTGACGCAGGTGCTAGGTTAGTAAAAACTTTTGTCTACGAGAATCCAAATGGCACCGTTGTTAACTTGACCGGATATACTGCAACGTTTCAAATAAGAAGATCAACTTTTGGGGCTTTGATAACTTCCGCAACTCCAACAATCAACGCTTCGACTTATGTGATTACTCTGACTCTTACTCCTGAGCAGACTCTGTTGCTTAGAGACTCGAACTACGTTTACGCTATACAAGTCTCTAATGCTTCAACTGGCGATGTAAAGATTGCATCCCACGGAGTCCTGACAATAAACCAAGCGATTGTAAGATAGTGATCTGGCCTTACAAGAAACCCCTGCCTCCAATTACGTATGATTTTGGCTGGCGGATACATCCAATTTTGGGATACAGGAAACACCACAACGGCACGGACTACGCGTCTGCAATTGGTCGTAAGTTATTTGCTGTAGCTGATGGAAAGGTGACTTACGCTGGGCCCAGCACTCTAAAGTTTAAGAATGGCGAACCAGCTGGCGGTGGCTACATTGTTAGGATTCAATTTAAGGATGCTGGCAAGTTTTACACAGCTACTTATATGCACCTTCGCAAGGGATCTATAGCTGTCATCAAAGGCCAGAAGATTAGCCAGGGAGACTTGGTTGCAGAATCAGGCAACACCGGAGAATCAACTGGGCCTCACCTTCACTTCGAGATTCAGTCAGGTCGCTTCTATGTTTGGAATGCAAACGGCAAGGGCTATCTAGATCCAGTTCCATTTATCAAAGCAAGATTGGACAAATAATGAAACCAGAAACTTGGGCGCATTTACGCAAGGCTCTTTGGAGCTACCTTCGAGCTGCATTGGCAGCCGTTGGAGCACTAGTTTTAGCTGGCATCGAGGATCCTGGAACGATTACTGCTTCAGCCCTTATCGCTGGAATCCTTGGCCCATTGGTTAGGTCACTAGATCCTAACGATGACGCATTCGGAATCGGCGCTTCAATCGAAGAAGCTTATGAAACTGCAAAAGAAGACGAGCCTCAGCCATAATGTCACACCCGGTCAATAGGATCGGGCCATGGAGATTACACAGAAGATAGAAGCTTTAGGCTTCAGCAGGTATTTAGGCACCTTTGAGCCTAACTCTGAAGAATGGCACGCTGCACGTGAAGGCATTGGCGGTAGCGACATTGGCGCACTCATGGGCAAGTCACCATGGAAATCTGCTTATCAGCTTTGGGCCGAGAAGACCGGCCAACTAAGCGATGAGATTGAACCATCGATGCCGATGAAACTAGGCACAGCTTTTGAAGCTCCTATTCGAGAACTATTTCGAGAGCAAAACGAAGGCTGGCTAAAGGTCTATGAGACCGGAACCTGGCAGAGCGTTGCTAACCCAATTCTAAAAGCCAACCCCGACGGCATCATCGAATGGGAAGATGGCAAGCTCGGAGTGCTCGAGATCAAGTTCACCAGGCAGTATTGGGATGAACTACCGGAGCACTATAACCTTCAAGTTCAACATTACCTTCAAGTTCTAGGTCTAGAGCGCGGTATAGTCGTAGCGGTCGCAGGAGGCGACTGGAAGGAGTTTGAGGTGGTTTGGGATGATTCCCTTCAGAAGGACATGAAAAAGGCTGTACGAGCCTTCTACGGCCTTGTGACATCAAATAAGCCCCCAGAGTATGACGGAAGCACGTCCACCTACGAAACCGTTAGGGAGCTTTCCGAGGGCCTACAGGAAGGCGAGATGGAACTTGGATCACTATGGTCTAACCTTGTTGCAACTAAAGCCGAAGCCGATTACTGGGCCAACGCGCTCCAGGCACAAAAGTCGGCGGTTCTAGCATTCCTCAACGGAATCAAGTATGGTCTCTACCAGGGAGAGAAGGTAATCTCACTTCAAGCCCGAAACGGCAAACCCTTTATCACATTCAAATAGGAGAAAACACAGATGGCATTTGACTTATCGAACTATGAAACCGTGGCTGATCGTATCCAGAAGTTTTGGAAGACGTGGCCTCAGGGACGCATCATCACCGAAATCAAACTAATCAATGAAACCGAAGTTGTGGTTCAAGCTTCAATCTTTACTGACCGGGAAGATGTCAGACCGGCCTCAGTAGATTGGGCGCATGAGACCCGAGGCTCAACCCACATCAACCGGGCAAGCTTCTTGGAGAATTGCGCCAGCTCCGCAATCGGTCGCGGACTTGCAACTCTTGGGCTTAGCACTTCTAAGAATCGCCCATCAAGGGAAGAGATGATCAAGGCAACGCGAGAGTCTCGGAACTACATCGAGGAAGCTTCTGAAGCTGCAGCGAACAAGGATATAGAAACTTTAAGAACTATTTACAACACGGCGCTAAAGTCACAAGTTGATAACGATGTTCTAGAAGCCATCAAAGGCTTAGCAGATTCCATAAAGGCCAAGTAAAGTGAAAGGGCTGTGACCCACAGAAAAGTCACAGCCCGACGCTTATGGCGTCACCCAACCACGATGGGCATTTACAGTATAGCCCTAGGAAGGCACAGGATGAGTCTAGAAGCCTTATCAGCCGTTCTGCATCACTCTCATAGCACCGGCACAGCTCGGGCCGTCCTGACGGCTCTGGCGTGGCATTTAGGAGATGATCCTGAAGAAGGCTGCTATCCATCACAATCTCGCCTGGCATCATTAGCCGGGTGTTCCGTTAGGCAAGTTCAACGCAACCTACAAAAGCTGGTCGAGCTCGGTGAAGTTGAGATGTCGCAACATGACGGAATCGGGTATCGGTTCGACAGAATCACAAACCGCTACTGGATCCAGATAGACTGTCCAGAAGGATGCGACGGCACTTTAAGTCACAAACTACGGGGCGTCAAAAAAGGCAAGACGGGACGTCATTTAAGACTTATCGGGGTGACACCCACGACGTCACGGGACGGCGTAGATGTCGCCTTAAAGTTAACTAATAATTAACTTAAACTTAAAAGAACACTAGAAAGGAAAAACACAGAAATGGCAACAGTAATTATCTATGGAAAAGTAGCCGAAGTAGTAAACGAAGGTTATCCAAGACTCAAGGTCTGGGAGAGCTACGACTTCAAAGGCGAACAACGCAATCGCTTATGGACAGCCTGGCTAGACAACGGCAGCAATGTCCAGAAGGATGACGAAGTATCCATCGAAGGATCACTAGGCACAAAGGTTGGCACTTACAACAAACCAGGGCAAGAAACCAAGCAGGTAGTTGAACACTCACTCAACAACTGCCTAGTAAAGGTTGTAAAGCACGCAGAGCCTAAGAGCTCAACCCCAATCGAAGACGTAATAAACATCATGGCTCCACCACCAGGAATACCGCAGAATAACCCGTTCTAATGTTCGAGTTGTTTATTGCCGGTGACCCAAGACCGCAGGGATCTAAGAAGGCATTCAATCGAGGAGCACACATAGTCCTAGTAGAAGCCAACAAAGACTTGCCAGCTTGGCGAGAGCACATGAAGAAAATGCTTGAACTTAAAATGATGGAGTTCGATAATCGCTTCGATGTGGCTGTCTCGGTGTCATTGACCTTTTGGCTACGAAGGCCCAAGACCGTCACCAGGCAATACGCAACACAGACTTACGATTTAGACAAACTAACGAGAGCTGTATTTGACAGCCTCACTCAATCGGGCGTAATCAAGGATGACAGTTATGTCGTTGACTTGACAGCTCGTAAGAATTACAACGACTTACATGAACCAGGTGTTCTAATCAGCCTGACACCGTTCGATAACAGTTTTATAACGGCTGGCGTGTCGGAACTAGACCGCAAACGCAGAGGCCTAGTTTGAGGCTATGAAGATTCTATTTTTAGATCTAGAGACCTCACCGAATTTGGCTCATGTATGGGGACTCTGGGATCAGAACATAGCAATAACACAGATAGAGCGCTCCACGGAAGTCTTATGCTGGGGAGCTCGATGGCTTGGAAGCGACAAAGTAATCTTCAAGTCAGTTCACCATCATGGTAAAGAAGCGATGCTGGATGAATTACATAAAGTCATGGATGAAGCTGATGTCCTAATCGGTTGGAACTCAGCTGCATTCGATAGCAAGCACATCAAGCGCGAGTTTATAGAGAACGGCTACTTACCACCTAGCCCCTGGATAGAACTAGATCTAATGAAGGTCGTTAGGTCACAGTTCAAGTTCCCAAGCAACAAGCTCGACTACGTAGCCCAAAAGCTTGGAGTCGGAGCCAAGGTGCAACACTCAGGGTTTCAGCTTTGGCTCGACTGCATGGCCGGTATCCCTAAAGCCTGGAAGATGATGAAGGAATACCAGATTCAGGATGTAAACCTTCTCTTGGATCTCTACGACATTCTTCTTCCCTGGATAAAGAACCATCCTCACGTTGGAGCAAGCGAAGGAAGACCAGAAGCCTGCAAGAACTGTGGGGATAGCAACGTCCGGCCCCATGGATCACAAATGTCTGGAGCTGGAAGATACAGGAAATACAAGTGCGCTAAGTGTGGCACTCACCATCGAGGCGAGCTAATCGCTCGAGGTGTCTATAAATAACAATTTGATAACAAACCTTGGATAAATTACATAAACCTCTAATTGATAACCATAATTGACATACCACACACAGAAAGGCAACAAATTGCTAAACATAATGAGAATAACTATGGCACTAACAGTTGTTGTATCCGTGACAATCGCCGGGTTTGCAATAGCTGAACCAACACTAGGACTCTTGGGGCTAGGAGCAGCCATCCTATTCCTAAAGGCTGATTGGAGTAGAAGCTAATGGACTTCGAGAAGATCGTCGATAAGCACAAAGACCAAATCGCTGAGCTATCCATCCTTGGCTTTAACCTGGGCGTCACCGAAGGCAGGACTATTGAACGCAATCGAATCATTAGAGAGCTCGATGGGCAAATCTGTTTCGAGTATGCAACCGAAGGCTCATGCGAACACTCAAGCTGTTGGGTATTGGATAGCGCTCTAAAGCTAATCAAGGAGGATCTAAAGTGAATCAAAAGAAGGTGGACAAAGTAATCAAAAGCTTCAAGACATCGGTGTATTCAGAAGGATTCCTGAATGGGGTTAGGTATGCCAGGAATCAGTTCGTAGAGTTCCTCGATGCTCACTATGCGCTTGGAGACATCCTCACCGTTGAAGAGATCATCAAGGAATTAGAGTATTGGAAGATTCAAGATAACCAATTGAAAGGACTAGCAGATGGCATCATGGCACCAATCTACGGCTTGGGCAAAAGCGAGGACGTATGCGAAGACTGTTTTGGAGCCGATCTGTGTCTCGTGTGCGAAGGAGCTGACCGGTGAGGACTGGACAATTGATCACATCGTTCCTCCAGGGGAAGGCGAGCCCAACCATGATCTCAACAACCTCCAATCACTATGCAGAAGCTGCAACGGAAGAAAGCAAGACCGGGTATTACAGCGAATCACCTGGCGCAATCCTCGATATAGCAAGGGGTAGGGTAAAGACGGAGGGGGGTAGCTACTGGGCAGGGCATAGGGGCAGGCTACTAAGACTCCGAAGAAGACCTAAACATAGAGCAACATGGGTCAAGTATGGGTGGAGGGCTCAGCTATTATGGATGAGACTAAGCTGGCGAAGCCATTGGCGTCCTGAATTACAAAATAAAAT